CAATCAAACCTCTAAATATTGCTAAGCGTTATTTTGATTATAAAGAAGAACCTACGATTTATTCAACTGAACAATTTATATTAAATCCTCCATCATTTCGTAAAATTTTTACATTTAAATCAAAGGAAAATAAAGCTGATAATAACAAAAATTATATTACCAGGGATAATAAATCTTATTCCGTTAAAAATATTAAATTTAATATTCCAGAGGCACCTCCAAGTATCCCAGAACCAACATTAGTCTCTTTTAAGTATTTGTTAAATATGTTAAAAATGAAGTAGGATGTAAGAATGAAACTTGAAAACTTACTATATAGATCGAGCAGAAAATACGTAGGAGTTTGTCTACGTCATCTATAAATGATGTGGAATAAGTATTTTATTGAATTTCTAGGAGTTGTTACAATTATATATGCAAAGCTACTCACAGAAGCTGATCCATCTGTAATGGCCATTGTTTACTTTGCTATGTTCACTATCGCAAAAGGAATTACTACCGGATTTTTCACTCCAATTGGAAGTTTATCAGCATGGATGATTGGACGTGTACCAACAGAAGAATTTATGTACAATGTAATTGCTCAAGTTGCTGGAGCTATTTGTGTTGCTATAACATTCTTACCTATAAAGACTTACATGGAGCATGTTTAATATATGTAACAGTATGAGCCTTTATATTTATGTGCGTGATTCTAAACTTCGTAGTGATATGCAAGAGCATACTTCTAAACGTCGTTCAACAGATTCAGGCGTAGATCTTTTGTCGCCCCAGTTAACTCTTGATTTTAGTGCTAAGAAATACGGTATTGAAATGAAAACTGGTATGCATTTTGCAGCATTGAATTTTCAAGGAAAATCGGTTCCATATCTTTTGCTTGCTCGTTCTTCAACTTCGTTAACTCCTCTTCGTATGTCAAATCAAATTGGACTGGCCGATGCTGGATATCGCGGTGAACTTATTGCTCGTGTTGATTGTGTTTCAGATGACACAGAATATCTAGTAGATCATGGTCGTCGTTTATTTCAAGTAGTAAGGCATAACTGGCTTCCATTTGAAGAAATTATTTTCGTAGATAAGTTGGAAGATCTTCCAGTTGCCGATGATGATCGTGGATCTGGAGGTTTCGGTTCTACTGGTCAATGAATAAGATCCTTAATCAAAAAAAGTGAAATTGCATCATGAATTATAGCACCCCAATATGCAGAATACCATGATGTTCTAAACCCAATAATCATAATAGCAATAACAACTATTGACCGCAAAAATGTGTTTATTAACAGGTTTGCCGTAGGTATCAACCAAAAATCCATTTATACCTAGCTGAGAAATCAAGCGAGGTCGGCTGAAATTTTCAACCAAAAGATTTTTTCTTGCTGAGTATTATAACAACAAAATGGGTGGTGGTTTAATGCAACTTGTCTCATATGGCGCACAGGATGTTTACATCTCTGGCAACCCTCAGATTACGTTTTGGAAGATCCTCTACAAGCGCCACACGAACTTCGCTGTGGAGTCCATTGAGGTGACGTTCAATGGTCAGGCGGACTTCAACAAGCGTGTTACGGCGATCATTAACCGTAATGCTGATCTAATGTACAAGACATACGTCCAGGTTGTTCTTCCCGAAGTTTCAGCAGACGATGGTGACTTCCGCTGGACTCATTACATTGGTCACCGCCTTATCAAGCAGGTTGAGGTTGAGATTGGTGGTCAGCGCATTGACCGCCAGTATGGTGATTGGATGCAGATCTGGACCCAGCTCGCAACGGAGGCTGGTACGGTTCGCGCGCTTGATGCCATCATCGGCAACACGCCCGATCTCTGTCTAGTAAAGAACTCTTTGGGTCAGAAGCTTAATGAGCCTTGCAGTGCTGATGAGGTAACAAAGTCATGTGTTGGCTTTGCCGGTACGCCCGCCAAGACGCTCTACATTCCTCTTCAGTTCTGGTTCTGCCGCAACCCCGGTGTTGCAATTCCGCTTATCGCGCTTCAGTACCACGAGGTTCGCATCAACGTTGACTTCGAGACACAGCCCAACTGTGTGTACGCCAGCGAACCCGCTGTAGTTATTGGCTCACTTGCGGCTGCATCTCTCTATGTTGACTACTGCTACCTTGACACTGAAGAGCGCCGCCGCTTTGCCCAGCAGTCCCACGAGTACCTCATCGAGCAGGTACAGTACACGGGTGCTGAGTCAATCACTAGCTCTTCCAACAAGATCCAGCTCAACTTTAACCACCCCGTCAAGGAGCTCTTCTGGGTTGTTCAGCGCGACTCATTCGTCGACTGCTCAACAGCTGGTGATGCCAACTCCAAGTACCTCGGACAGCAGCCCTTCAACTACTCTGATGATTGGGACATGTCTGTTGGTCTACTCAGCTTGTTCACAGATGATGGCACCACGGATCAGCCAACGACATCAGTTACCACCGGTAACTCCTCCAACTACCTTCTTGCCAAGCTTCTTGTTGATGCAGATGTTCGCTGCGATGGCAAGAACCCTGTGGAAGTTGCCAAGCTCCAGCTCAATGGACAGGACCGCTTCACTGAGCGTGAGGGATCATATTTCGACAAGGTGCAGCCTTACCAGCACCACAGCCGCTGCCCGTCAACTGGTATCAACTGCTACTCATTTGCTCTTCGCCCAGAGGAGCACCAGCCTTCAGGCACGTGCAACTTCTCTCGTATTGACAAGGCGACGCTCCAGCTCACTGTGTCCATCAACACCGTCAAGAATGCTCGCACTGCTCAGGTACGCGTCTATGCTCTCAACTACAACGTGCTTCGCGTAATGTCTGGCATGGGTGGTCTTGCCTACTCTAACTAAGCACCTTCACGGTAGCCTAGTGCTAATACTTTTTAAAAAAAAATAAAGACCCGAAAGGGCACAATTGAGGTCATAAACATGAAATCAATTGTGAAAAAGATGTAAGAATATTGTTACATAAAATCATTAAGATATCTTGTCATATATAGGTTTTTATCTGTAAAAAAGTGTATATTATTACGACGATATAATTCATCAGTTTTTATATTTGAATTATTTGCAGGATGATCATGTTTAATAATTACTTTATTAAAATATATCTGTTTTTTTAATTTATTTGCTACATCGGTAAATTCATTATCACACCACAAAGATTTATATCCTGGATAATAAATGTAACCGAATCGTTGATAATATTTTGAACCACATATAACAAGTGTATTTAAGTTATTTTTAGAAAATCCATCATTAAACCAAAGAACTCCATCTCCATCAGGAAAATTTTCACGCATCTTTGTGCGGATAATATCATCATAACCATACACAATTGGTATCATATCGTCAGATGCAAGAAGTAAAATATCAAATGTGGAATGTTCTGGAATATCTCGATTAATGGCATTAATTTTACCATTTGATTCTCCTATTTTAACTGTTACACATGAATGTGTAAATATGTATTTTTCAGGTGAATCATCATGATCAACAGTTACTAAGATTTGTATATTATCTGGATCTGTAGCAAATGTTATATATTTAGTTATAACCTCGATAGCTTTTTCATGTCTATTCCGTGTAGGAAATTTTATAAGAATTCTTGACATTATTATAAGCATGTGGGAATTTGTTGACAAAGTCATCTATATAAACCTAGATCATCGACAAGATAGACGGGATATCATGTCTAAGTTTTTTGAAGAAGGACAAATTCCACTTGAAAAGGTAGTTCGATTTTCGGCAATTAAGCGTAAATATGCACCACTTGGATGTGTTGAGAGTCACAGAGAGGTTCTGCGTATAGCAAAAAAAAATGGGTGGAAGAATACACTTGTATTGGAAGATGATCTTGTATGGTCTAGTTTTAAAGAAGGATATGCAAAATTAGAGGATTTAACAAAACTTCCAAAATGGGATGTTATTATGCTTGCGGGATGGTATAACAAATATGAATTTCCGAGAGTATTTGAAGCATATAATGCAGGTGCGTATTTAATACATAGTGATTATATAGATAGACTTTTGAAGAATAGAGAGTATTCTGTTTATAAACTATCAAACGGTATTGGATTTAATCATAAAAATCCCAAATATTATGCAGATGCATATTGGAACGAGCTTATACAAAAAGATAATTGGTACGCTGTATATCCTTGCTTATGTTATCAAGTTGATGGATTTAGTGATAATGGAGGTAGAGTCATCCAATCAAGTAAAGTAATTGGCATATACGATCCTAAAGTAAGAAAAGATGTGTATAATCATTAAATGCCAAACAAGAAAACTCAGAAGGTTGGATCTCGTGCAAAAGTTATGCACGGTGGAGCAGAGAAGACAGTAGGTGGTCTTCGTAAAGATGATCTTATGTATAATGGTGCTGGACGTATTGTATCAAAAAAGAAGAGTCAGACAATGAAGAAAAAACTGGATGGGTAAGGTTTTAAACGCAGCGAAGTAAACACATTAAATGCCTGAGTATGTTGTAGAAGCAAAAACTGTTCAGACTGGCGCAATCCGAACACTGAAGGAAGCTATTAAATGTATTCTAGTTGAAATGAGTCTTATCTTTGACAAGGATGGTATTCGAATGGTAGCTATGGATAATACACGTACTGTTCTTGTTCATTTTCGTCTACATGCTGACAAGTTTGAGAAGTATGAGTATAATCACACCAGTCCTAAGTTTGTCATTGGAGTAAACACTGATCATCTTTATCGTATTGTTCGTACTGCTACAAATGACGACACAATTACTTTTTATGTTGATTCATCTGACTCTAACTCACTAGGTATTCTCCTTGAAGATGGCGACAAAAAGCAAGTAACTCGTTATAAGCTAAACTTACTTGACCGTGATGAACCGGATATTCAGCTTCCCGAAACTGAGTTCTCAACACATATCACCATGCCTTCTCTTGATTTTCAAAAGATTTGTCGTGATATGACCTTGCTAGGTGCAAAAACGGTTGAGATCAAGAATGTTAACTCATCTCTTACGTTTGCATGTAAGGGGCACTTTGCATCGCGTACTACAGTAATGGGTGATTCTGAAAATGAGTTTAGTATTCAGAAGAAGACAAATGATGACATTGTTACTGGAAACTTCTCTCTTCCCCTACTTGTCCTGTTTACCAAGTGTACAAATCTTTCTAACAATCTTGAGATTCATATGAAGAATGATTGGTTTCTCATGATTCGATATGTGATCGCTAATCTTGGTGAAATCAAACTATGTTTAATGCCATGTACGACATAGATATCCTTCTTGTATAAACAGTGATATTCTACCAATAAATGCTAATGTAAAACATGCAACGGATATTGTTTCTGCTACTAAAAGATTCTCAATAAATCTATCAAGTGGTATTCTAAATACATTACTTATATCACTTACTATTTCGAAGAAAGGTGCTTGACCATTTGTCAATCTTTCTTCTGCTACAATTGATATACAAACTTTAAGAATAACATGTTGAAACCATATTAATGCCATACAAAATAATGAAAACCCTTGAAGCCATAACGCAGGATACAATGTGTGAGAAATAAAAAGAAGTATTAAAATTACGATTGATATCATAAAATGTAATACTCCTAAAATATAACCTAAAATCTCACCATCATGTGTTATCCAACTATACAAAAAACTAATAAGTTTTCGTAACTTAGTTTCTAAGTAATCTATTGTCTTTTCTTTATCAATATCTACAACAAATCGCATTATATCTACTTTGGTCTTGCTTTATGGGCCGTGTACGTAACATCGTCTCCAATTTTAAATCCGTTCATGTTTGAATTAATATATGAGTTATCCGATACAGTTGTAGTTGTGTTCCATATCTTAATAATTGATGCAGGACCTTTAGGAGATATTGTAATTCCTACCAGTGTTTCTTTACGATTAATTAGAAAGTCATCTGTTATACAGTTGACCATCAGATCAACGAATGTTGAATGTGCTGTTTGTGATTCTACTTTTTTAGACCATGCGCCCCCTGCTTCATTTTCGGGAGCATCCCATAATGGTTTGAAGCCGCGTCTCATAAAGAAGAACATACCTGATTCCCATGCTTCTTTTGATATTGAATCAATAATTGTCCAAAATTGTTGAGGTGTACTAATATCGGCAATCTTGACGTAACTTTCGAGGGAATAATCCTTGTTGTCGGGATCATGGTACCACAGAATCCAAGAATATTGGAGTTTTGTGGTCTCTATTTCTGAACCCATTTGTAATATTACTACTATAGATTCTATCTATATGTGAAACGGATTCGTTTTTAACACATCCAAAATAGTAGTATCTATTACAAATGAGCCTAACAATTGCACAAGTTTATTCGGTTCGTTTTGGAGTAAAACTCCCACTTCCAAAGAGTGTTCAAGATAATATAGCAAGGCTTCGTATAACTCCTGTAGCATACAAGCCATTTCGTCCTCCTCCTAAGCACGGATCGTTTCGTCCTAAACATGATCATCATATGAAACCAGCCGTAAACGAAAACTGGCGCGAGAAGTCATTAAGTAACTATGTAAGTATTCTGAAAGACAAAGGAGATCCTGATTACTTTGAGGTATTTTCAATTCTTAATAAAATATGTGGTTCTAACTTAAATGAACTTTCTAAACATATGATTGAAATTCTACATAAGCGTGATCAAGAGTTTCGTTTAAGAGTTACTACTCTTCTATTTGATAAAGCAATTTCAGAACATTTATTTGCTGGAGTTCTTGCAGACTGTGCATTTAAACTTAATAATGAATTTTCAGAAGTATCCGTAGACTTTGCTACACAAGCTAAAATGTTTACGAAGCTATATGATATTAACACAACTTTAACATACCCTATCTCCACTGAACCAGATTTTGCAGATAAAGTAGTTCACTGGATGAAACAGAAAGAAAAAAGGCGTGGATATGCTAAATTTCTTACACAGTTGTTTGTACGTAATCTTATTACAGAGGATATTATTGTAGCATCTATCAAGGATGTTATTAATGAGATGATTGTAACAGCTAAGCAGACAAGGAGTGAACAAACAGAGGAAAATACTACACAATATGTTGACTTTCTATTTGAGAGTTCAAAAGTTCTACCCTCTTCTGCAGTTGAGCTAAAAAATACTATTAAAAGTGCTCTAGATGAATTCCTTGCTATCCCCAGAGTCGAACTACCCAATCTATGTATGAGATCTCGCTTTCGACTTGAGGATACACTTAAATGCGTTCAGTAGTCTCAATAGTAAACACCATCTAGAAATAAATGGTTCTTCCGTCTGCCAGTGTTTTACTAAGAGCTGCTCAGCTAGCAGTTGACGAGGATAAGCCTATATATCTCGATTATTATGAAGATAGTGTTAATAAGAAATGCTGTATTGGTGTTCAACCTGACAACACAAAATATCTTGTAAAATCTGATAGTGAATATACGTCAACAATTCAAAGTGTTTTTAATTGTGATACATGTTATATTGTCGCAACAGAGAACAGTCTATACATTGTTTCGAAAGAAATACCTGTTAAGAAAATTGTAGGATCTTCATAGAATTGAATATATTATATTAATGCAATATCCTCCACCACATTATATACTTTTTGAACCTCTGAATGACATAGAGACTCAAAGAACATGGATTAAATATAAAGAAGAACATCAAAATGAATGCGAATTTGCTGAAATAGATGCTGCAGAGATAAATACGGTGGAGACATTTTCTCCATGGTTTTATAACTGGATTTCACAAGTATCAACAAGTCGATCAACACGTATACGTATTCTATTAGTATACCATTCCGAATTTCTTACATTCTCATGTCAACAAACAATTCGCCGATCTCTCGAAGAACGTTCTTTCAAATGTAGAGTATGGTTTCATATTGAAGATCCAACTGTACTTCAACCTGCTATACGTAGTAGATGTATTGTAAAACGAATGCCAACTTATATACATACGCCCAATATTAAACAACTATGAAGGTAGAAATTTATACTGATGGAGCATGTTCTAAAAATGGTAGAAAGGGAGCACAGGCTTCATGGGCATTCTATCTTCCAGAACATAAATCTATTTCAAATGCTCAAAGAGTTCCTGATGGTCAATCTCAAACAAATCAACGTGGTGAGCTTATGGCTATCTCTGAGGCAGTTAAGGCTGCAGAAATAGCATTTCCTCTTCTTGAAACTGATCTGAAAATATATACTGATTCAATGTATTCTAAGAACTGTCTTACAGAATGGTTACCTTCATGGACTCGAAATAACTGGAAAACTTCACAGGGAGGTGATGTTATTCATCGCGATATAATTGAAGAAACATCTAATAGACTATCGCGATTCAAGTCATTTAATATAACACATGTTAAAGCACATACTAGTGGTACAGATGAACATAGTCGCAATAATCATATTGTAGATCGCATGGCTACTAAGATCATTAATCCAGAAGAAGAAATCAAAGAAATAACTTCAAATGGCGAAGAAGCACTTGAAGGTTGTCCTCTTAAACTTATGGGTGCTCCAATTGGAGAACGAGAATTAGTAAGTTGGTGTATGTCAAATATTGGAAAACTTGATGAAAGTGAAGTTAATAAGGCTATTATTTCTGCGTTTACAAAGACGGTTAAGAAGAAGGGATTTGATGTAGAGAAGCAACGTCTACATAGATCGATTTTATACAGACTTAAAACGGATAGCGGTTTAATTAAAGAAGGTATTACAGTAATAAAAGAAGAATGAGTGTAACTGCCTATCATTTCTGGTCACCAACATGTGCCCCTTGTAAAGCAATTAAGCCTGCAATCGAAGATCTTAAGGAAGAATTTCCTCTAATTAATTGGGTATCTGTTGATACTCATAATGACACACATAAACATGCTGAATTATATAAGGTTACAGTTGTACCTACAGTTGTTATTGTATTAACGTCTGATAAAGGGGAAAATCTTTCTATAGAAAAACACAGTGGAACTAATATTGCTGGTTACTATCGTATTATTCGTAATGGTATGCGTTCTATTCAAGAATAGTTGAAGTTATCAATTCACCATCTTTATACGCTTCACACACAAACTGATCATTATCGTCAACAGCTTGAGTTTTTTCATTTGATCCGCCTACATTAATTATTGATTCAGACTTAGAACTTCCAACTGCACTAGGCGCAATTCCACCCGGTCCTAAAATAGATTGACAAGATTGTCCATCTATTGATGCTGATGTTCCAGGAGGACATATGAAAGTTCCTGGAGTTCCAGATGGTACAGGAGGTACATTGGAACTACCTCTATACTTTGCAAGCTGTTTTTGAATTCCGTATGACGTTCCTGCAAATGTAATACCCATAATTAATGCAATTATTGCGGAATATGTGCCATACTTATAGGATGTTAGGCAATTACTTCTGTGTAATACAAACCATTGTAATCCAAATGTAATTGCGCTTGTAATTCCTAGTGCCATACTTTGTGGTCCCGCACCAGTATCCCATAATTCAATCATCAAATACCAAAGAACTGTCATTGACATAACAATGCCTTGAGGAGCAACCTTATTCTCAAGCCATTCAAAGCCAGGAAGAGAACATAAGTCAGTAGCTCCACCTCTAAACGGATTAGTAGAAGGAACTCCATCTTCACTATCATTAGTCGACTCTTCAAATGGATTTACTGCAGCACTTACAGCAGGAGTAGCGGCAACAGCAGCTGCAGCGGCAGGAACAGCAGCAGAAGTAAATGGATTAGCAACAGCAGCTGCAGCGGCAGGAACACTGGCCGAAGTAAAAGGATTAGCGGCAATAGCGGCGGCGGTAGGACCAGCGACAGCAGCACTACCAAGGGCAGCAGCAGTAGCAACAGCAGCTTGTGCACCAGTTGATAGTTTTGAAAATTGAGCTCCAAGGAATGAAAGAATATACATAAGTGTGTCAACAACATATCCTCCTAGGACTTTATTGGTAAACATTCCACCTAAGGCAGTAATACTTGCAACTGAATAGTGATATTTACCATTCATTATATCTGCTATAAACCCATAGGCAAACAGTGTATTAGGAAAATAAAGAACTAACAGTGAAAGAAAACTTAAATCAGCTGGCGCTCCTGATGTAAATGCCCCTTCTGTAAATAGTTTATGTCCGTAAGCTACGGCGATTAATACAAATAGTATACTAGTTATGACAGTAGAAATTCCACCAGCGTCCATTGCTTATTCTTGGGATACAAAATCATGGGAAGTTACAAATGAGTATCTATGGAAGTAGTTCTTCATGGGGAGATCAATGCATGAACTCTAACCAAAGTCCAATAAACCTATCGCAGTCATCTTCAAAGCCATGTGATCTAATGTGTGAACTGACTTTTGATGATGCATATATCTCACAAGCAAATGTGATAGTCTCTGATGAAGGTCTTATTTTACAAAGCCAGACTAATCTTGGTAGTTGTAAGTTTGCTGGTGAAAGTTATGTATGTCAGACATTACTTGTAACACATCCAAGTCATCATACAATAGAAAACGTTCAGGCTGATGCCGAAGTTGTCGCTATATTCAATAGTCCTACCTCAGGACTTCTTTGTGTTAGTTCTTTAGTACGAGTTAACCCTACCACTACAAGTTCATCCCACTTTTTTAATGCGTTTGTACCTTATGCAAATCCAAGTGTAGCTTCTACATCAGTTGCGTTAGGAGAGCAATGGGGGTTGTTTATGATGGTTCCACCGGCAGGTTCATATTACGTATATGATGGATCACTACCAATACCACCTTGTCAACAAACAAAGTGGGTTGTATTCAAATCAATGATTAATATTGATTCAAATGATTTTGCTTTACTTGTAAAAAATGTTATACCTGGTTCTAGACCTATTCAACAGTTAGGAAATAGAGATGTATTCTTTAATGACATTGAGCAATTACCTGGTGGTCCAATGCCTCATGATGGAAAAACATATATGAGGTGTAAGAGATCAGGAAAGAAACCAGATGTTAAAAATGTAACATCTGCTCCACTTGGAGAGGAGAAAAATAAGGATGATAAAAAGAGAAAACATTGGATACATGAATGGGCTGCTAAGCAAATAGAAGTAAATGGATTTATTGAACTATTGAATGTGCTTTTAATTGTAGTATCAATTGGGTTTGGTATATACTATGGATATACTCAATCTAGTGGACCCCATGGAATGTATCTGGTTTTAATAGCGCAAAAAATTGCAGTTTGGCTGCGTTCTTTTTTTATTAAACCTACTTCTTCAATTGTTACATCTTCTAGTAGTTCTTAGTGTCGTCGTTCATCCCAACATGTCTCATGCTCCTCTTGACCACCCCAGACTGTACCATCCTCCTCATTTTCATGAGATGCGTTTACATCTTCTTGACTAAAGTCAAATTCTGGCTTAGGCTTTCGGTACTTACGATTATCCACAACTGTCCATTTCTCCTCAGAAGGAAGTTGCTGTTCACTTGTGGTATCATCTTCTTCATAGTATTCATCTTCTGGTTCACCAAATCGGTGCATATTATGAAATCGAGGAAGTGGAAATATACCATCATTATATGTAGTATTAGAAGCACTCTTTTGACGCTCTTCTTCCTCCTTACGTTGTTCATCTGCTGACTTCCAATCAGATGCAAGTTCGCTAAACTTACGAGCTCCAGTCCAAGCACCCATAGAGGATGTAATTGGTCTTCTTCCAAGTGTTGGAAAGTTATCTTCGGTATCTTCAAGACCACGTTCTGCAGCCTTTTCCTTTTCTTCTAGTTCCAGCTTAGCTCTTTCCTGTTCGATTTGCCAGAATGGCTTTTCATACGGACGACGAGGAGGACGGCGTTCTCGCTGAAAGGGACTTCTGCGCTCATTAATTGTAGGTTGTTCATTTGTATCCTGCTTGTTTCGCAGGTGTGGGGGTACATAAGAATTGGTTGACATATTAATTATTTTCTGTAATAACGATATAATTTGTAATTGTTTAATCCGTTTTTGATAAATCATTTTCATAGTGAAAACGAAATCAAGTAAGTTAACATCTAGATATCATAAGATGGTAAACTGCGTTGTTATTTCAATAAATGGTACAATTGGAGATGTTCAAATTCCATCGAAGACAGTAGATGTTCTAGAATGGATTCGTAAAAAGTATAAAAATTCAGAAATTCAATTTCAAGGTAAGATTCAGGATTCTATTAAAGATACACAATGGTTAAGTATCTTTGCTGCTACAAATGGAGATGAAGAAAATATTAACCAACATATGCTTCCTTCACCATTTGATGAAGAATCTTATACTGGTCAGATTTTGATTCTTGCTTCCGAATCTGATGAACAGGATCAATATGATGCTAATATTTCTTCATATGTTAATCTGAAATCAGATCATTATGAAAATATATTTCAAGAATGGACATTTGCTAATGATAATGACGATGAAGAGGAAGAGATTCCTGATGTAGATGACGAGGATATCATTAATGAAGAAATTATAGAAGATGATGATGAAGAAGAAGTTATTAATTCAAGAGAAGTTATACACGTTGTTAGACCTATTCAAAATCATTCTAAGAACGTATTTGTAGAATGTGCAATTCGTGATAAAGTTATAGAAAACTTTACAGAATTGTTAGAGAGTGATGAACTAGCTACTCAATTAGAAGAGTCTATTCTACATGTTGTATGTGAACAAGCTATTAAAGAAAATATTGATGTTGATTGGAATAATCGTGTATTTTGGAACATGTATAGAAGTCGCGCTATTTCATTTTATGAATATGGTAGACGCTCTACATCATCAGACGATGGAAAGTGGATATTAATGTTAAAACAACGAGAGATTACTACTAGAGAATTTGCAGAGATGAATGCGGTAGATCTATGTCCTTCGCGTTGGAAAGATGCGGTTGAACGTATTATCGAATCCGAGAAGAAGCTTTATTCTAAAAATGAAAGTGCTGCTATCTTTATGTGGTGTTCAGCCTGTAAGAAGAAAACTAAGTGTGATTATTACCAGATGCAGACTCGATCGGCTGATGAGCCAATGACAACTTTTGTAACTTGTCTGGAATGTGATCGGAAATGGAAATTTTAGGGCTCATGCTATGAGGAGAGTGTACCATTATTGGATCTAATCCATTTGTTATTTCTGGTTTAGCTACATCCGGAGTTGTCGTGCCAAATTTAAGTTTGAACTCAGCAATAATATTATCTGGAATCTGTGGACTTGTTTCTTGTAAGCGATCACATTGTTCACGAACAATTTTTAACATATCTTTTGCAGAAATACGTTCATCTCTTGGAAGAGCTAGCTCTATAAGAATAAACCTATAAACCTTTTTGTATGTGGCTGCAGCAATTCGATGTGATTCCGATCGTTTTGCCCATGAAAAATAGCTTCCAATTGTATTTAAAGTAGCAACGGTAAGGCTTATAGTTCCAATTACTAAACTTGCTGATGAAGACCCATTAAAAAGTGATTGAGAACCAAACGAACCAGCTCCTGCGATAGTTGATAACATAATAACCGGAATTGATAAATACGTATTTAATTTAGAATAATAGTTTTCTGACTTTAAGTGCAGCCATGAAAAACAAAGAGATCTTTCTCCCTCATCTGTCATGATTTTCTCAAGATGAGAGTTCCAGGTAATTTTATGATCCTGTTCCATTATAATTTGTATTCATTTAATAATGGTTTGGATATATGATGATCCGCCGTTTACAAAACGGGAAAAAAACGCGTATCGTGAATTACGTAAACGGTTAAAAGATCGTAAGTTTGCGGATACAGTAATTAAAGTAATTAGTTTGTATATTTATCTAAAGCGTTCTAATCCAACAACTGTAAAACAATTGAAAGAATTAGCGTATTTTGATAAAGCAAAAACAAAACCTATTTTTAATGAAAAAAACGCAAGACGAATATTAATTTCTCTTAAACAAAAAGGTGGTGATTCAAAATATCCTTATACGGACGTAGCAATTAAGGGAATACTTCGTGACTACACACCAGAGATAATCGGTTCACCAGTTAGTTCAGTTTACGGTACAGTTACTGACACTGTTGACACATTAAAAGATAATGTGCCATTCTCAGACCTTGCATTAGAAGCAATACACAGTAGTACAGAATTAGGAGTTACAACTGCAAATGGAGTTGGTGAAATGGTTGCTGGACCTGTTGGAGCAGCTGTTGTTGCACCATTTACTGCTATTGTAGTAGGATTAGCAAGTACACTTTCTACTATTGAAGGTGACATTGGAGGAGCTGTTGCACATCTTGCTAATTGGGTACCTGGTCTTGGAATTATTCTTAATAAAGGCATGGTACAAGCAGAACGTATGGCAGATAAATTAAAGAATCATGAAACTATAGCAGAAGTAATTCCATATATGACCGAATATCATAACAAAATTAAGGGTGAAACAAATATAGGTGGAAAGAGACTTTCAACTATAAGACACAATAGAAGTAAATGGCAGAAGAAGACAATACGCAACAAATTAAGGACACTCTGAAAGAATGGATTTCTCTTGATGATCAAGAAAGAAAACTACGTGAACAAATCAAGAATCTTAAAAATAAAAAGGCAACCAATTCTGTTAAGATCCTAGAATTTATGCGCGACAATCAAGTTGATAATTTTGCTTTAGAGGGATCTGGAGTTGGAAATATTTCTCGAAGTGTTCGTACATCACGCCCACCACTTAGACGTAGTTTAATTCGTACTCAACTTTTATTACAGTTCTCTGATCAACCACAACGTGTCTCAGAAGTACTTCGCGCAATAGAAGGCATTCCCGAGGGGGCAGAAGATATGTCTGTTGGTGGAAATCAAAAAGAACTACTTATTCGACGACTTCCACGTGAGAAGAAAGTTGTTGGAATTACTATGTAAGTCTAGTTAAAGCATTTTTAGCAGCTAACTGTTCTGCTTGTTTCTTAGTTATTGCACTACCAATACCCAAATGATTTCCAGATTCGTCTACTGCAGCCATTGTATATGTGTTTGCAGCAGATGAAAGCATAACATATTTAGGAGTAAAGTGAAACCTACCCTGATAAAATTTCTGTAGTTGTTCTTTAAAATTCTTATTATTCATTAGAAGTTTTGGAATATTAATGTATGACTCAATTAATGATACAATAAAGGATGAAACTATTTGGAAATTATTACCACAGTCTGTCCATAATGCTCCAATAAATCCTTCAAGAATATCTCCTAGTTTCTTAGCATTAGTACGTCCATTACATACATCCTCATTATGTCTTGAAATAATATAAAATTGATCTAAACCAATTTTTAGACTGAGACTTCCAAGCATTTCGTTACAGACAATATCCTTCTTCAAATCAGTAAGAAATCCTTCATTTTCATCAGGAAAACGTTTAAGAAGATATGTTGATACAGTTGCTCCAAGAATTGAATCTCCTAAATGTTCAAGAGTCTCATATGATTGATCAAATAATTCTAAGGCATTGGCTGGTTTTGGTGCCAGAGTTGTTATCTCTCCCGTTGGCGTTGTGTATTCTAATCGTTTTACGTATGACGAATGTACCATTGCAGTCTGAAACAGCTGTGCATTGCGAATTGTAAACTTACACTTATGTTTCAAAAGAATCGCTTGTATATCCGTACTGGTAAACAAGCGATTTTTCGAGTTGTATGGATTATACAGAATTGGTGGTGTGCTCATTTTTTCTTATGACGAATTCCTCTCTTAAATGTTTTAGTTCGTTTTTTACCTCCGACATCTACAGGATTTGGTCTAAGAGTATCCTGAACAACTTGATCTAATTTTTGCCAATGCTGTAAAAACACTGCAGCTTCAGGAGGCTGCATTTTTAGTAAGGCACCTCTAAGATTAGTTGTTATCATTTCTTCATTCTCTTCAATAAGACCAGGTAACTTTTCAATTACTGCCTTTTTGGCTGCGTCTTTTGCTGCTTGTAGAAAGCTTGCCATTATTTCTATGTCTGAAAGTTTTACCGCCCATAGTCATTCTTCTTGGTTTTTTAGTAGATTGAATATCAGATAAATCTTCACCTCTTTCAATTTTCTGTAGAATTTCTTTAAAATCATCGTTCATTTTTGAAGCATCAACGCAATTTCCAAAGCCGATCATTATGACAGTACCTCCCATACCCTTACTATCAATATAGTTAACGATATTATTCATCTTTTCAGTTTTTATATAATCTAATCTTTCACTTAACCAAGTATCATACCCCTTAGTTGCTATTAATGCCTGAATAGTTGATGTGCCCTCGTATTTGTAAGTTTTATGAATATTACTTAACACTCTTGTTGTTTGATTAACACCAAAATCCCATCTTGGAAAATTAGTTGCCTTGTTAAGTTTAGTAACTAAAAATGAGTCATCGCCTTTCACATAATTACAACATCTATGCGCCCAAGCATACTCTTTACGCAAAATATCTAATTGTTCAGGACTATGTTTTCCTTTATCAGCGCCTCGATATAGATCTAAAAAGAATATAGCCTGAATAATTGGTAATATATGTTCGCATGTTGGCTGTAATCCCTCTGTTTTATTATCAAAATCAAATCCGCATATATAACATCTATCTTCATCTCGTACCTTTCCAATAGTATTATTGCATTGTGCTTCAATACCACCTGGTTCATAAATATCTCTACAGTTCTTACGTAATACCTCTTTCCATACTATTACAGCCTTTGTTGGAAATAGTGCTTTCATAAATTCAGATGCCATTCTAGGTTGGCATACATCGAGTCCTTTTAGATAAGGATCTAGATCACTGTATTCCTTTCCCTGAAACTGTTTACTTACGTCGACATCTAATAGACGAGCAGAACGTTCTGCTTTTTCCTCTTTTTGTTGAGCAGCTAATGATTTAGGAGGCGGAGATTTATATTCTATCATTTTTTGAGTTGGTGTTCTAGATCTTACCGATCTAGGTGCTTCTTCATCTTCACGTTTACGCTTTGTATCTTCTCCTCCGCTCATTTCATTCACAATTTCAACTTCAGGAATAATACCATAAGAAGCAAAAAGGTTAGCATTCTCTTTAACCTGATCAAAATCAGTTTCTTTTAAAGCTTCTTTTAAAGTTTCATCAGAAACATCTCTTTTATTTAGATTTAATATTGTTAGAGCTGCTGCTTCTAATCCATTAATATCCTTTTTCAGTAAGAGTAATCCAACAGCAGCATTAATATCCTCTTCATTTAGTGACATTAATGCCATAGCAGCATCAGTATCATCTTTATTTGATCTACTCATTGATATTTATCGATAGTAAATTATTACTCTTCTTCCTTAACAACACGACTAAATTCAAAGTCCTTACCAACAAGTGCTCGCTTACGTTGTTCAACAATATAATTCAGACACTTATTTGCATCAGGAGTAGATGTAGATTGAAAGTATCCATTGATAAGAACTTCAAGTTCCTTCTTAGAAAGGCTCCATGCTTTTGCATATGTTTCAGGACGCTGAATCTTAATACAAGATCCATCATCATCAATTTTGAGTTTATCTACTGAATTAAACTGGGGAAGCTTAATAAGATCACACATCTCCATCTCTACTATTCTTCGAGCCTCACGTTTCTCATATACATTCTTATTAAGAACTCTAATCTCATTATCTACATCACGGTACTGCTTGACACAACGCTTTAGATCATTGATTGCTTCAGTTGACATTTTTATCTGATATAGTTTTTATAGCAAATAACATAATCCGTTTTCAAGATAATGGATGAAGAAGAAGTTGAAAAACTTAGAAAAGTGTATAATGAGGAACACCCATCTGAAATACCTATTAAAAGTGGTACTCTAAAGAAAGTTTGGGCAGATATTACCAAACGATTACATGAAAAGTGTTCATCTAAAACAGCTGAGTGTATAGCTGCCCATTTAATTAGAAAGCAAAAAGCTCCTGATAGTTGGACAAAAAATCCAGAAGAATGGTTATCATCATTAGATATTGATGCAGTTGAAAAGGAGTTTATGCGTACATTTGCTAGATACACTTATCTTGGAACAGTACCAATTGATTTTGATAAGAAGTCTAGTACAGGTAAATGTCTTGTTGATGCCTTATGTTCAGTTAAATTGAAAGATTTATATGATAATGGAACTAGGCGAGTAGGTATTGTATTTAATACTGATGTAAGTACTGGACCTGGTCAACACTGGTTCGCAGTATTTGCTGATCTAAGTCCTAAATATGAATATCCTCGTATGACATATTTTGATTCATACGCAAATAAACCTGAAAAAGAAGTTGTTCGTCTAATGGAACGTTGGAAAGAACAATGGGATAGCACTAAGATACATTCTAAACCAATGGAATTAACATATAATACTACTCATCATCAATACGAGAATTCAGAATGTGGTATGTACTGTCTTTATTATCATTTTTGTTGCCTGGCAGGTGTACCAATGGAGAAAAGAGTTCCAGATGATGTCGTAAGAAGTTTTCGTGGCGTGCTATATAGTATTGGTAAGAAGTAATGGATTGGATAAAACAAAATATTCCACCTAGTGTTCAATATGGTATTCTAGCGGTAGGAATTATTGCTCTTGGGTATTTCTTATGGCTTTCATTCACGCCGTCAGATACACAGGCTCTTGTAAAAGCTAAACCAATTTTTTCAACATATTCTAAGGTCACTAAACTAGCGCCCCTTGGATGTCCTCAACCACAACAGTATCGCTTATCTGATTTTTATATGGCTTCGTCATCATATTCGGTATTTCCCGGATCAGAAGTATATGATTACGTAAGCGATAGTGTATTGCCTCTTGCTATTAAGGCAGGTGTTAGATTAGTTGAACTTGATATTTATTCAGATATTCATGATAAACCTGTCGTTGGTCTTAAAAATCAAAAGTTAGGAGTCGACTATGCATATAATACAGTTTCATTAGAAGCGTGTTGTGTTTCTATTGCTAATAATGCCTTTAATAGTATTAATTCACCTGTATCGTCAGATCCATTTGTGTTAAGTTTGGTCTTCCATACTAACAAAACAAAAACAATTAATGCAGCAGCAGAAATACTAAAAACAACATGCCGTGCTCATATGTTAGATTCAACTTATAGCTACCAACGCAAAAATCTGGCAGTAGAACCCATATGTAATCTACAAAGTAAGTTAATTATAGTATCCGGTGGTGCAATGAAAGGAACACTTATGGAGGAATTAGTTAATATATCGTGGTCAACATCACATCTTCGTAGAATGACCTATACTCAAGCTTCTCAGCCTCACGACCAAGATGAATTGATTAATTACAATCGTAACAATATTACGATGGTTGTTCCCGACATAGGTGAAGACTTGGTTAACAATAATCCTCAAATATTATTTACATTCGGTTGTCAATGGATTATGATGAATTATGGCTCAATCGATAATATGATGGAGCTTTATATTGGAGAATTCCAAGAGAATAGCATTGTTCTTAAACCAGCTGCACTTCGACCTCTCAAACCCAAGAAATACAAGAAACCAACTATTCCCGATCCAGCTGTATCATTCCAGCCTCTAAGACATACATCTCCAATATATACAGCTACGGTATGAACAAAATGTATGCGTTAAAACAAAATGACGAAGTGGTTGTCTCACGTTAAGGCTACGATGAAACAGATGAAGAGTGAAAAGGCATCTATGGGTAAGAAATGGTTTTCGCATGTTCTAAAGACGGCCAAGAAATCCTACAAGAAGCACAAGGGTGGGGAAGAGAAAGAAGAGCCATCTGTACCCGATGTACCCGATATGCCTGCGGCTGTAGATGGTGCTGGAAAGAAACGTCGTCGTGGAGGAAAGACTCAACGTCGTAGCCGCAAGTAAGTTAACTATCTACAAAAAAATTGAGTATAAGTAACATATAAAGACAAATGGGTGGTGGTTTATTACAACTAGTTGCCTACGGCGCTCAAGATGCATACCTGTCCGGAAATCCTCAGATCACTTTCTGGAGAGGACTGTTTAAGCGTCACACAAATTTTGCGATGGAACCATTTCGTGTTAATATGACTGGTCAAGCCGCTTGGGGAACTAAGCATTCTGCTATTCTAGGTCGTCATGCCGATCTAGTATCTTCTGCATACATTGAGGTAGAACTAAAAAGTGATAATGTTGATGCAGAGCTAATTTATGATCATGGTAACTCTTCTACTAGATCTGGATTCAATTTAATTGAATACGCTGAACTAGATATTGGTGGTCAGGTTATTGATCGCCAATATGGTGAGTTTCTTTATCTATGGAGTCGATTAACACTTACTTCGGAGGCTAGATCCAAATTAGACGATATGTTTTTTACTTTCTTAGAAAGTAATGCGACATGTGCACCGTCCGGACGTCCTGTTCGTAAGAATTTAACGTATATTCCTCTTATGTTCTTCTTTTGTCGTAATCCTGGAGCAGCCCTACCATTAATTGCATTACAGTACCACGAAGTAAAAATCAATGTTCTTTGGAACAAGGTCGGTCTAATCTTTAAAGAAAGTTTAACTGATAATTCTGGACCTGGTCAAGCTAATCTTCTCGTTGATTATGTATATCTCGATGTAGAAGAGCGTCGTCGTATGGCACAAGAATCTCACGAATATCTCATTGAGCAGACACAGTACAATGAAGATAAGGGTCTAACATCTGCACAAAATCGTGTCGATCTAACATTTAATCATCCTGTAAAGGAACTCATTTGGGTAACACAGAAGACTGCAAAAAGAAATTGTAGAATATCTCAAGGCGGTCCTAATCCCAATACAGTAGATCCATTTTCATACGATAAGATTATATATGACTGTGCATTGCAGCTGAATGGGCAAGATCGTGTACCTTCTCTTCCTGGAAATTATTATAATTATGTCCAGCCTTTCCAACACCATAGTGGAGTTGGTGAGGATGCTATATATTGCTATTCATTTGCCATTAAACCGGAAGAGCACCAGCCATCTGGAACATGTAACTTCTCTCGCATTGATACAGCTACACTAGTCTTTAGTGTGGATGGAGAGTTTCCAATCTCTAACACTGATAATCAAAACTATGATATTCGTGTGTATGCAATTAACTACAATATTCTACGTGTAATGTCTGGAATGGGTGGTCTTGCATACAGCAACTAAAAACAATGGACTAAATAATGGACGTGGATAAACTCCTCGTAGTTGCTCATCCTGACGACGAAGTATTATGGGGAGGCTTAAATTTATTATTACAACCAGGGTGGTTTGTTATTTGCTCTACGCATATGAACGATCCTGTACGCTCACGAGAGTTTTATAAGTCAATGTCACTTGCTAATGTAACAAAATATGTTATGTACGATGTTCCAGATGAGTATACTGAAGATCCTATAAGAACATCTCAACTTTATGATGGAAGTTTATTTGAGAAAGGTATTCAATCCTTATCATCTCATCCTTGGAAATTAGTATTAACTCATAATGTTACAGGTGAATATGGACATGAACATCATAAGAAAGTGAATCAACTTGTTATGAAATACATGCCATTTGCTAAAACATTTCAAGTTGGAGAAAGATTAAAATCAGCTACATTAGAACATAAACGTAATCTTTTGCAATACTATGCAGCTACTCAAGCGATTTGTAAACAACTATACGAGAAAAAAGGTAGCAAATTAAGAGTATTAGAACGTGAACACTTTTTCAATGAAACAATATATGTAAATGTTGAACGCAAAATTCCATCTTTAATACATCAGATATGGTTTGGTAAGTCTCTTGATACTACTACTGTAAGATACAATCTAATGAATAGTGTGAAAGATGTTGCTAATAGAAATGGATTTGGTTATAAAGTATGGACAAATAATGATATGAAAGAAGAGACATTACCAATTACATGGAAATATATGCAACATGCGATTAAAAAAGGAGAAGAATTGGATCAATCACGGTTTGCACAAGTAGCCGATCTTGCTCGTTATGAAATACTTCATCGATTTGGAGGTGTCTACTTAGATTCTCTTTTTGAAATTGGTGATGAATTTTGTAAATATATTAAGGAACATTCAAATACGGGACATGAACTTATAGTTGCTAATGAAGATCCATGTAAGATGAAATGTAAAGGTTCCGGTGATAAAAAGTATATGTCTAATGGATTTTTTGCTTGTGTTCCTGGATGTTTAATCCTAAAGCGTCTTTTATCGAAAGACAGTTTAGATTCAATTAATTTTGAAAGTGTGTATATTAACCGAACAACTGGTCCTTATTATTTCCGTAGTGGAATGAAAACTGGTGATAAAATTCATATAATTAAAACTGAAAAAATATATCCTTTTATGGTGAATGATTCAGAATATAGAGCAGGTGAACTTAATCAATGTGTTACACAAGAAGATAAATTACTTCACGATTGTTTACACAAAAAGTATCCTAAATCACTAGCTGTGTATCAGAGCGGTTTTGGTGGATCTTGGAGTTGGTGAACTTTCTTCATCTTTTCGAGATAGAGAATAGCATCCATTAATTCTTCCTGCATATGATTAACCCAATCTAAAAATGGCGCATTATTTGCCTCTAGCGTTGTATTATATTTCTTCTGTCCTAATTCAGACCGTTGTTGAAACTTTTCAATAACGGTTTGAACTATCGGATCCATTTATTAGTTTATGTTTGCTGTATTTAGATACCATAATAGAATATATCATGAGGATCATCTAAAAGATGCTTAACAATATCTTCATAAACAGATATAGGTTTTTTTGAATTTCTAACAATTTTTTTCAAACCTTCTATATCCCATTCAGGATGAAATAGTCCAAGTTTTTTATACAATCTATCAAAGAACGAAAGACCACCATCATAATTATTCTCATGATTGTGATAGAAATAATCAATCATTAGAATATCACACCATTTCAAATTGTCTTTATCAGTAGATATTACTAAATCAATTATTTCATCATTTGTGTTTTTACGATATTGTTTTGACACATACATCATTTAATGATTATTGTATAATTTATATTACACAAATCCGTTTTACCACTCCATAGCAATATCTGACATTGAAACACCGCCTTGTTCTGCATCCTTACGATCTTCGGCTTCTACTCTAGCATTTGCCGCAGCTAGATCTGCCTCGAATACAGACATATCTTCTTCTGTTCCATCAGGAAGCTTAGTCTCATCTACTAGAATATCTACAAAGCCAGTACCACACGGAGGTTTCTGACCAAACATAATATTTGCGGATACACCTTTCATATTATCAAAGTCAGCTGATAGAGCAGCATTAAATAGAATCTTAGAAGTCTCTTCGAAAGATGACTTAGCAAGAACACCTGCTTCACCCTTGTTCATACCAAACCGATTGGCTTCCATAATTCTTCCTAGGTAGGTCATTGTGTCTACTAGAGTGATCATATGGCGATAGTTAACAGCCTCGCCACCAGACTTAAATACCTCCATAAATTCATCATATAATGCTACACGGGCTGTTTCAATACCAAATACTTCCATAACTTCATGAACATCATTCGTAAAATTACGCATAGGATCAACACCCGGCACAGTTGCAAGATCTAGAAGATTAGTTCCTTCTGCATCTAGAACATATTGTTTATGAGGAGTATATCCACCAACCTTCTCATCATATATAAGTTCATCTCCAATCTCGCGAATATATACACGTCCAATTCCTTCTACACCTCTAAGAACCGTGTCAAGTAGTTTATCCTCAATGAATCGAAGAGATAACGCATTCTTTGCCATATCAGCGCTAAATACTATACGTAGAACCATTTTTCCTGGAATATTAGTATCAGTATGTACACAGCTAAATACACGCAGTGACTTATTATTCTCAACCTTCGACTGAATAAGTGTCATATCAATAATCTGACGAGCAGCCATTTCCATAGGATCTAACTCAAGTCTCATAATCCAAGGCGATACACATGTATTTCCTTGCGTTACAGAAAACTTTTCATATGTCTGAAGAATATCACGATCTTCCTGAACTGCTGTATTAGTTGATAGAGGGTTAGGATCATGATAGATTCTTACAGACTTTGTGATATCTCGAAGAGTTGTCTTCTGAATATCCTTCATCTTAGAGATTGCTGCTACTTGTGATCCAGAGATACTTGTATCCAAATAAATTACATTAGCAGGATTCTTAGGATTATGGGATGCACCAAGAAGTTCAACAATTCGAGGAACACCTGCTGTAGCATTAGCTTTCGCAGTACCAGCTGAATGGAAAGTGTTTAGTGTGAGCTGAGTAGTAGGTTCTCCAATAGATTGTGCAGCTAGAGTACCGACCATCTCACCCGGATGTACACGAGACTTAATATAACGAAAGCGAATATCGGTTAGTAACTCATCAAACATAGCCTTGCTTAGTCGTAACTTAATGATAACCTTTTTAGGAGCAACATAGTATCGTAGCAAGATATGGAATAACTTATTATGAGACAACCATGGTTCAGCACAGAACGTTGCGATTTCCTGTACAACATAAGCAGGAGTTAGATCAGTCTTTGTTGCGAATGGATTATTATATTTTTCCATCATACGCTTTAGAGGAACAGGACTCATTACTGCAGAACCTTTCTTAAACCGAAAGACATCTTTTACTAATACATCACGATCACGAAGTAATTGCTCAACTAGATCAGGTGAATTCTCACCAACATCTCCATTAATAACTGCAGCAAAATCCTCACTTGATGCCCCAAACTCCTGATAGATCTGCTCCATTGACATTACTGCTAGTTCAATTGGTTGATTCTCGACACAAACGCTGTCAACACCATCGCCTCCGTAATGATGTTGAAAGATTGAACCATTAACATTACGAACAGTTCCATCGTATTCTACATGAAGATCCTCCATCGTCTTAACTAGACGACGCTGAATATAACCAGAATCAGAAGTCTTGACTGCAGTATCAATAAGACCTTCACGACCACCCATAGCATGAAAGAAGAATTCAGCAGGACGCAGACCACTAATAAAACTGTTCTCTACAAATCCACGAGATTCCATACCATCATCAAATTTTGTGAAATGAGGAAGTGTACGATCTTGTAGACTGAACTGAATACGTCTACCTGCTACCTGTTGCTGTGCAAGCAATCCAAGCATCTGAGTGATGTTAAGAGCCGAACCCTTAGCACCAGAATCAACCATCTGAACCATACGATTTGTCTTAGGAAGACTCTTCATAGACTCATCGCCAATCGTAGAAGCAACCGATTTAAGAGCATTTAGAATTTGATTTTCTAACTCTTCTCCATCAGGACGTCCACTACCATTTAGAAACTTACCAGCATGAACATCTGATAGAATATCAGATACCTTTTGCCTGCCATCTGCTAGGGTCTTCTTAATGATATCATCTGTCTCCTTATTCGTAGCAAGATCAGAAGGTCCTACTGAGAATCCCGTAAATAGATTATACTTTGTTACAATATTTTGAATGTCATTAATGAACTGACCTGCCCGATCAGGACCAAAATCAGAGTAGATCATGTGAACTAGACCTTCTGTAGTAGACGCAAATGCTCCCTTATTTAGAATACCCTTCACAAGCTTACCATTCTTTACAGTCACCTTACCTGCGAAGTCTATCGCAGGAAGTGCACTAGAGATGATATCTTGACCCGATAGATCCTTATTCTGACGAATGTATGTAGAAAGAGGCTTTTTCATACGAGCTAGAATATTCATCGCAATATGTTCTGGAACACGAACAGTTGGTTGTGATAGACGATAAATACCTGTCTGTGTATCCTGAAATACGCTGATAATAGCAGCATTTGTACGAGGAGATACAATCTGACGAAGAACACTAGCAAGATACTTAATCTCAGTAGCAGATGCGATGCTCTGAGGCACATGCATATTCATTTCATCACCATCAAAATCAGCATTGTATGGCTTAGTAGCAGAAACGTTTAGTCGAAATGTTGAATATGGAAGCACACGAACACGATGGCATTCCATAGATCCCTTGTGAAGAGAAGGTTGACGATTAAAGAGAACTACATCTCCATCAATTAGATGACGATGTACAATATCACCATCCTTGAGATCAATCATTTCAGGATTTACGTATTTCAAAGATATAGGACGTTGATCATCCTTTAGGAATACAGACTTTGCACCAGGATACTTTGCAGGACCGTTGCGAATATAAGACATTAAGCGATCACGATTGTAAAGAGTTACAATCTCTGGGAATGTCAAATTCATCGCAATCTCTTCAGGAACACCTAGTTCATCAACATCAATGTTTGCGTCAGGAGTGATAACCGAACGTGCAGAGAAATCCACACGCTTACCCATTAAATTACCGCGAACACGACCAGTTTTAGCACCAAGACGTGACTTTAATGTCTTAAGAGGACGACCAGATCTTTGCGCGGCAGGAGGAAGTCCCTTGATGTCGTTATCAACATATGTCGCAACATCAAACTGAACAATGTCTGTGTATTTGTCGATGACATCCGCTGAATCGCCCTTGTCAATCTTATCACGAAGACGCTGATTATTACGAACAATATCAATGAGTTTGTGAGTTAGATCATCTTCCATGCGCTGATTATCGTCCATCACAACAGATGGGCGGACTGTAAGAGGAGGGACTGCTAAAACTGTACATATCATCCAGTCAGGACGACTGAACTTAGGATTAAATCCGAGTAGTTCAATGTGACGATCAGACATTCGCTGAAAGCAACGTAGAACCATCTCTGGTTGAAGAGGGATTTTATCTGCTTCCTCGTCATATGTTACGGCTTCTAGTGTAGCCACTGTTCCATCAACCTTCTCAACTTTCTTAATAATAGATGATTCACAATGAGGACAAGCAGATGAATTTTTTAGCTCTTTAGTTTTGTATGCAGCAGTTCGTTCTCGCACTGCGTTAAATCGATCCATACCAGTCTGTTTCTTTTCGATTTTTTCGAGCTCCTCGTCTATAAGATAAGGATTACTGCATGTTAGACATACATTTTGTAGGATTTTCTGGACTGTATCAAGAAATTGATATAGATACACGGGTCTTGCTAGGCTAATGTGTCCAAAATGTCCAGGACACAGTAGATTTGTTTGTTTGCATGTTGGACATACCTTACCATTTTCAATTACTCCAAAACGAGAATCAAAGACACCACCTTGAACAGGTTGTTGAGCTTGGTACGTTTTGTCTGTAATGACCTCTACCACACTTCGTGATAGAATTTCTTCTGGGTTGGCTATGCCAAATTGAACTCCAATGATTGTATCTCCCATTCTTGTTATTATAAGTGATGTGTTTAGATTGTTCCGTTTTACTCGCTGTTATAAATAAATGCCACGGCTATTAGGATTTACTCCTACTAAAAAGATGCTGATGGCTGACAGAGTACAAATAAGTACAAGTCTAGATAAACTAGATAGTGAAGTTGCAGTGGACATAATACACAATGGACCTATAATACAGAAGAAAGTAATTGAATATGAGACTAAAGATATACAATCTATTGAAATTCCAACATATACAAAGACAGCTAAATTACCAGAAATGCCTTCGGAAATAAAGAATTATACTAGCATAAAAAGAAACGTAAACTTAAATCCGTTGAGTGATGAATAATGTTTCTAACCAAAACTCATCATCACTTAAAATTTCTATTTGTGTTTTTTATTAGCATAATATAAAGGAGAATGTTTTCTTATGTAATAAATAATCCTAATAATTTTGTAATTAAAAATGACTATGTTGTAATACCATTTGGACATAGATGTTCCTCGGCGTTAGCATCTAAGTATGCCAACATTCGTAATTTTTCTTTACCATTTGATTGGTGTGCCCCAGTATTTCCAAGCAAAATTAAAAAGGTATTAGAAAATAATTTTAACGATTTTATTCCTGATGTTCACAATGGAATTTTTTGTAATAAATATGATTTTTTATTGTATCATTTTAATTCTAATATTAATGATGGTATTAAAGAATATAATAGAAGAATCGATAGATTTATTGATATTATAAATCAACCTAAAAAAATATATTTTATTTATATCAACGAAGATTATTTATATAATAAAAGCTATCGTGAAGATGAATTCAATAATAACAATTTTAATCAAATGTTAGAACTTGAAACCT